TGGAATTATTGGGATTGGTATATGAGACCTTGGAGATGGCAAAGACCTTGGCAAGATCCTATGTTACAAGGACCATTTAATAATCAAAGTTATAATATAGTATATAATAACAGTAGAAGAACTTCTAGGTCTTTAGAAACTGCAATAGCAAATAATAGAGCTAAACCTAGAGTTCAATCTACGGTTATTATACCAAGAGTTAAACCTGTAAATAATAATTCTTACACACCACCAGTATATAAACCTACTAATAGTTATAAACCTAGTAACAATTATTCTAGGCCTAACTATAATTCTACACCTAGTTATTCTAAACCAAGTTATTCACCATCAATGAGTAAACCAAGTAATAATAACACAAGTAGAGGAAATGGAAGCACCACAAATAGGGGAATCAACTAAAGTAACACTAGATTTAAAAACTATTGGAATAATAGTAGGTTTTGTAATCACGCTTGCAGGTATGTGGTTTACACTAAAAGCAGATATAGCTTTAGCAATGGAAAAACCTGAACCAGTAATAGATAGGGTTGAATATGATTTAAAAGACGAATTGATTCGTCAAACAATCATGGATACGCAGGAAGATGTAGACAAGATACTAGAAGATCTTAGTAAGATCGATGAGAGATTATATGACATTCAAAAAAATAGATAATGAAATACTTAATTTTACTTTTAATACCATTTTTATCTTTTAGCCAACAAGATGTTCCTGAGGAATATTGGGTAGACGATAGTGGTTTTGAAAAAGCTATTAATACAAATGAAGCATTTGGTGATGATAAAACAAAACCAGTTGTTATAGAGTTTTGGGCCAAGTTTAATGAAGCTAATTGTTTTGCTGATTGGGATAAACTAGAAGATGTAATTTATTATAGAGTAGATATAGCTAAAGCTCCAGAAACTAAAAAGAAATATAGAGTACGTATGGCTCCAACTTTAATTATATTTAAAGATGGTATTAAAGAAATCGTATTCAAAGCTGGTTTAGATCTTGTCTTGCCAGCAGACTTAAAAGAAATACAAGAATCAATAAATGAAATAAATAACGCAAGTAAATTTTAAATTATGGTAAGAACAAATCCAATTAAACAAAGATATGGGAAAACTCCACCAAAAGGGAATACAGTGCCTATGACAAGTGATCATTATAACAAAGACATAAAATCAATTTTCAAGGTAGATAGCGCGAAGAACATAGCTGATAAATTATTAGGAAATCGCCAAGGTGACCCGAATATGGTAGGCGGATCAGGTGCTTTAGGATTAATAGGTGGTGTACTTGGTAGAACAGTAAAGACGTTTGCTAACGCAGCTAAACAATATATGCGTGGTAGTAAAGTGGGTAAATCTGTAAGTAACTTTAAACCATTAGTAACAGGTAATAAAGTACATGATACTAAATCAGTTAATAAAGCTTTTGAAACGAGATTTAATACAGCAACACCCACGCCTCCAAAACCTACTAAGACTGTAACTGATGGTTGGGGTAATACTGCGGAAGGCGTAGCAAGAGGAGCTAACGTTGGCGCTAAACCTTTAACTACGGTTCAAAAAGCATTAGTTAATCAGAAAGACATTATTAAAAACTCAACACCACAATTATGAGAAATTCACCCTTAAAAGACGCTAAATTTTTAACAAATTTACAACCAGCAGCTACTGATCCTAAACGTTTAATTAAAATGACACCTGAAGAAAGAGTAGAAGCTAGAGATGCTTTGGGAAAAAGTGTGGAAGCAGGTCTGACATTTCAATCTGGTGTAGGATTAATCACAAAAGGATATAGAGCATTGAAATTTGGTGTTACAGCCGTGAAAAATTCTGGTACTGTTGCTAATGTATTTAATTTGGTGAGACAAGGTGTTTTTGGAGGTGCTAAAAATGTTATTAAAACTGGTGCTAAAAGTAAAATAAAAAGTGCTGTAATTGGATCTGTTACTTCAAAATAAGGAACAAGTAAAATAATGGGCGTACCATACCCAAAAGTTCCTGTAACCAAGAAAGGGGATCTCTCACGAGGTCCCCTTCTTGATTTATAATAAATAACTAACTAACCATCACACGCTACGCATTCCTGCATAGCTTTCTGTGCGATATCTCCTCTAAGTACTGATTCAGTACGCATATAATATAAAGTTTTAATTCCTTTCTTCCATGCATCTAAATGTACTTGATTAATCCATTTAGGACTAGCCTCAGCTGGAAAAGCTAAGTTTAAACTAACTGATTGGTCTATATATTGTTGACGTATACCAGCTTGTCTTACTAATTCTAATTGATTTATTTCTTTAAATGTTTTAAATACTTCCTTAGTTTCTTCATCTAACTCTTTCAAGTCTTGAACTGAACCACCATCAGCTAATATTTTATCCCACGTTTCTTTATTGTTAATTCCTATTTTTTCAAGTATTTTAACTAATGTAGGATTTTTTCTAATAAATGTTCCTTTTGCGCTTTGTTCTGTAAATACATTTGCGGCCCAAGGTTCTATTCCTGGAGAGACGTTTCCGCTAAGTTTTGAATTACTAACAGTGGGAGCAATAGCACGAAGATGAGTATTACGCATCCCAGTACCAACACACCACAAAGGCTCGCTAAAAGCCGTAGCAAGATCCATCGAAGCCCTTTCAGACTCGATTTTAATTTGACTAAAAATTCTTCTTGTTTCATATTGTGATAATAAACCCTCAAATGGTAAACCTTTTTCTTGTAGATATGTATGCCATCCGAGTACTCCAAGACCTAAAGCCCTACCTTTTTCAGCAGATCTTACGGAATTTTCAAATCCTTTTCTGTATTTAGCCCTTTGTATAAACTCTTCTAATACACCGTCTAGAAACCATATTGAGTCATAAATGATATTTGTATTTTTCCACTCGTCATACTTAGCTAGGTTTAAACTAGATAGACAACAAACAAATGAATGATTTTCATCTGTATGTAATGTTATTTCACTACATATGTTTGTCATATGTACTTTTAAAGCGTTGTCTTTGTAAGCCGGTGGATTTTGTTTGTTAGTGTTCCCTTTAAAAAGCACGTAAGGTTCTCCAGTAGCTTTACGCTTTTGAAGTAATTTTCCCCAACGTCTTCTAGCTCGTCCATTTCCACTAATAAGCTTTCGCATAAATTTATCGCCGACGACAGCGCATTGATGTAAGTTAAGCGATTGTCTG